AATGCCTAACCTTCTAACCACATCCGATGATAGCGACTTACTACTATGACACCCGAAGCCAAAGTAAAAAAACAAGTTACAAAAATACTGAACGAACTGGGTGCATATTATTTTTTCCCGGCAACACACGGATATGGACGTGCTGGTATACCCGATATTATTGTGTGCTTTGATGGACGTTTTATAGCCATCGAATGTAAAGCGGAAAACGGAAAACTTACCAAGCTGCAACAAAATGAGTTGGATAAAATATATGAGCACGGTGGTGGCGCATTCGTTATATCTCCCGCAGAATTACCTATGTTGAAAACAAAATTACTGATGCTAAAAGGAGCATAAAATTATGAAAGACAAGGAAATAAGTGAAGGTATCAAGTTAATAATACAACGGATGGACTCACATCCCGAAGAGTTTGACCGTTTATTCATAGGAGGCACCAATACTAAATGGGACTGGCTACACGATATTATTTACGACACCAATGAGTTTAGTAAGATTATGCGCGAAGCAGACAGGCACGCGATACGGTATAAAGCATCTGAACTATTGGTTAATTGCATACATAAAAAGGCCATGAAGACTTTGTTAGGGGCAGAACCCCATGTAGAGCTTATTAACACCCAGCTTGAACTGCCTTTCTAGGGGGGAACATGAATATCTTGTACGTAGATTTTGAAACTTACTACGATAAGACCTACAGCCTGTCAAAAATAACTACGGAGGAGTACATTCGCTCCCCTTTGTTTGAGGTTATTGGCGTTAGTGTTGCAGTCAATGACAACGAGCCAGTGTGGTTCTCCGGTACACTGGAGGAAACAAGGAAGTTCTTACATACGTTTGATTGGGCATCCAGTATGGCTGTTGCACATAACGCGCTGTTTGATATGGCAATACTTAACTGGGTATTTGGCATACATCCTCACCGGATAGGTGACACACTGGCTATGGGGCGTGCGTTACACGGGGTCAGTGTAGGTGGCAGTTTGGCAGCGTTAGCACAGTTCTACGGTATAGGCGAGAAAGGCAATGAAGTGGTGCAGGCGCTTGGAAAACACAGAGGGGGCTTCACTTCCAGCGAATTGGCGGCGTATGGCAGATACTGCGTAAATGACACAGATTTATGCAGGCAGTTGTTTGAGCGCATGGGTAAAGGCTTTTCGGTACTGGAGTTCAAACTGGTGGATTTAACTACCCGTATGTTTACAGAACCGGAACTTGTGTTGGATACCGGGCTACTTACTACCCATTTGGAAAGCGTCAAGCAGAAGAAAGAAAAACTTATGGCGACCGTTGAGGCGCACAAAGATGACTTGATGAGTAATCCGAAATTTGCCGAGTTGTTACAGTCTATGGGGGTAACCCCGCCAGTCAAGACAAGCCTGACGACAGGTAAAGAAACGTATGCGTTTGCCAAAACAGACGATGGGTTTAAGGAACTGTTGGAACACCCTGACTTGCGCGTGCAGACATTGGCAGCAGCTAGGATAGGGGTCAAATCGACGTTGGAGGAAACACGTTTGGAACGATTGATTGCTGTTGCTGAACGTGGCAGATTACCTGTTCCGCTTAAATACTATGCTGCTCACACAGGGCGTTGGGGCGGGCAAGACCAAATCAACCTTCAGAACATCCCCAGAAAATCCGTTATTAAAAAAGCTATTCTTGCCCCCGAAGATTACATAATTATTGACGCGGATTCGAGCCAGATAGAGGCCCGGACATTGGCGTGGTTGGCAGAGCAAGAGGACTTGGTTGAGGCGTTTGAGCTTAACAACAAAGAGATTGCCGCAGGGATACCCAAAGAGGACCATCAACATGACCCGTACAAAATCATGGCGCGGAAGATTTACGGTATACCTGAAAAGGAACGAGTCTCAGATGATGCACGTTTTGTAGGTAAGTCCGCAATTTTGGGTGCCGGATACGGCATAGGGGCAACCAAGTTTCACACACAGCTAAAAGCATTCAACGTGGTGAAATCCATGGAGGAGTGTGAGCATATTGTGAAAACCTACAGAGAAACATACAGCAAGATACCCGAGTTGTGGCGCACAGCCAACAAAGCTATTCAAGCAATAATGACCGACCAGTATTTTGAATTTGGGCGGGATGGACTGTTAAAAGTTGAAGGCAGTCGAGGTATCAGGTTGCCGAATGGGATGTATTTGCAATACCCCCAACTCCGCAAAGAAGATACCGAAGACGGAGCGCAGTATGTGTACACTTCTGTATTAGGCAGGTCCAAAGTGAATAAGAAAATTTACTCAGCCAAAATTATAGAAAACGTATGCCAGAGCCTTGCGAGAATTATCATCGGGGAACAGATGTTAAATATATCCAAAAAATACCGGGTGGTTATGACGGTACATGACTCAGTAGTATCACTGGCACATAAGGATGCAAAAGTCGAAGCAATAAAGTATGTTGAGTCTTGTATGCGCCAACGCCCTGTGTGGTGTCTGGGCCTACCGTTAAATTGTGAGGTTAAAACGGGGCGTTCTTACGGAGGATAAGTGCTTATGACTTATAAAATAATAAAAGAATCAGACTTGCCTGTTACATGGAAAGCAGTGGTTATTCGTGGCATGTATGTGATTATCGGTGTGTTGGGGGCAGGGATCATTTCAATGAAAAATCCTTCGGTTGAAACGGTACACGTAAATAGTCCTGTAGTGCTAAAGGAGGTTACCCAAAATGACTTGCCAAACGTGATAATAAAGTTTGACAACCCGAACGCAGTAAAGTGCATGGCGCTTAACATATACCACGAAGCGCGGGGGGAACCGCTGGTAGGCAAACTGGCAGTATCTGACGTTGTGTTAAACAGAACTAAGGATGAGCGTAGCCCGGACACTGTATGTGCAGTAGTTTATGAATCCTTAAAAGACACACCGGGTTACATATACAACGCCAAATGCCAGTTTAGTTGGTACTGCGACGGTAAATCCGATGAGCCATTGGATGATGCTGCTTGGCGGGAATCTCTTAATATCGCTACCAATATCTTGAAGGGTTCATATGGGCGGGGTTTATCCGAGGGGGCTACACACTACCATCGTTATGATATACGCCCCCCGGAATGGACAAAAAATAAAGACGTTGTTTTGGTAGGGAGGATAGGCGCTCATGTCTTCTACAGGTGGCAATAGAAAAAACAAGGTATACCGTGAAATACACTATTATGTAAAAGACACAACCCATAGCATTATTATTGAATTGGTAGGCGCATATGAAAGCCCAGCGGAGCCCATATCTTATTGTTTGTACTGTGGAAAAACATTGGTTGCTGATAACCTAGAAGATTTTTTGGCGGGTAAGACTACGGATTTTTTGTTTTATCACGACCCTGACATTGAGCATCCTGATTCTTTGTTCCTTAACGCGACAATCAACTGAGCACTAGCTATGAAGAAAAAACAGAGAAAATACAAACCAAAGATGACGTATGGGCCATTTGCAGAATTGATGGCAGACCCTGTTAAGCCATTACCAGAAGCCAAGCGCACCTACCACTTGCTAAAAATATACGAGGGTTTGGACGCACTGGACAACATGCTGCATCCCGAAGTCCATCACTGGCAGTCCGTTGCGGATGCGGCAAATATGCTGTTGACATTGACAAAAGACATGGATATTCTGGAAGACCGTGACGGTTTAATACAGGATGCGTTAGCGGTGTTAGCTACGGCGTGGGAACGGCAAGAACAGGGGTTGCCAAATGAGTTGGAAAGCTTGGAATTAACAATTCTGCGAAGTATGGTGAATAGTTACATGAACGCAATAGAGACGTTGCCAGAGCGTGTAATGGTTATAGCGCACCGCCGCACTGAAAAAAGAATAAACAAAATATTACAAGGTGCCAGACAGGAAGGAGATATAGTGATATGAAGCTAGTATATTTCAAGAAACCGGATGTCGTAGTGCTTGAAGTAATTAAAGGCACACATAAACAATCAGTTGTAGCGTCTATGGAATTACCAATAAACAAAGAAATACCCAAATCAGACCTTGCCAGAAAGTTTCTTGGGTTTGTGTGGGAATTATTGAAATGATTCAGGAAGGTCAAGATTATCAATTTACTAGTGACTGGTTCCACTGGGCACCGGAGGTATGGCAACACATAAAGACCGTGTTGCCCTCTAATAAACATTTTCTTGAAATAGGCGCTTATGAAGGCCGCAGCACGGTATGGACTGTAGAAAACATGCTGCATGAAGAGGGCGTCATTACCGTAATTGACACGTGGCAAGGTGGGTATGAACATAAAGCCGCCGGAGATGACATGGCAGCCGTGGAAAAACGGTTTAACCATAATATAAAGTTAGTATCCACCAAGCGTCCCCAATGCACCATAATATCTATGAAGAACACTTCCACTGATGCGTTGGCTATGCTCCACACAGACCGCATAAAGTACCATAAGAACATGCCTCATTTTGATTTTATCTTTATAGACGGGTCTCACGTGGCTAAAGATGTGCTGACGGATGCGTGCATGGCTTGGCCGTTGTTAAAAGCAGGTGGGGTCATGGTATTTGATGATTATATGTGGGGTGACCCTATAGACGTTATTAATCGTCCTAAGACGGCAATAGACACTTTCACCACTTTATTTGGTGGAGAGCTTTCTTTTATACACATTGGGTATCAACTGGTGGTTAAAAAACATGGATAAAAAATTGGCTATAGACGTTGCAAAAGAAATAATCTACGGTGACCGTGAACAGACGTATGGAAGCCCGGATTTAAATCTTCAACGCATTGCAGACCAATGGGCTTTATATTTGGAACAAAAACACGGACGGGCAATCCCCATTAGTGCGGAAGATGTTTGCTGGATGATGTCCGATTTGAAGAAAGTCAGGCAGATGAACGCGCATAAACAAGACAATTTGACGGACGCCATGGGGTACATCGCGTTGATAGACAGGATTACACATAAGTGAAAATACAGTGGTCCTATAGTAGCTTGAAAACATTCGAGCAGTGCCCGAAGAAGTATTATCACCTCAAAGTAGCACAGGATGTAAAAGACAAGGGCAGTCAAGCCACAATATATGGCAGCTCAATGCACAAAGCAGCCGAGGACTACATCAAGGAAGGCACCCCTGTGCCTCCTCAATTTAATTATGTGCTAAACGTGTTGGACGTACTAAAGCGCATAGAAGGGGAAAAGTATTGTGAACTTAAGTTAGGGCTTAGAAAAAATAAAGCTGGCAAGCTGCAGCCCTGTGATTTTAACGAGCCGAATTATTGGTGGCATGGCATTGCGGACTTGGTTATTATTAATGGTTCTGTCGGGTACTCAGTAGATTATAAGACCAGCAAAAATGCGAAGTACGCGGATACTAAACAGCTGGATATTGCAGCGGCTGCATTATTTATCCATTTCCCGCAGTTAGAAAAAATAAAATCTGGATTAGTATTTGTTGTTAGTAATGAGTTTATACGTAAAGACCATTATGTAGAACACCTTGATTCTTATTTGAAATCATTTAACCCTTTATTAGACAGGTTGGAAGCTGCGTTTACAAATGATGTTTGGAATACCAATACCGGTCCTCTTTGCAAGTTTTGTCCGGTGACTCAATGTACTTTTAACAGGAGCTAAATATATGCCATACGTGAATAAACCCCGCCCGTACAAGAAAGAGTACGAGCAATATCAGGGAACCGAAGAGCAAAAGAAAAACCGCGCCAAGCGCAATGCAGCAAGACGCGAAATGACACGCAAAGGAAAAGTACGCAAGGGGGATGGAAAAGACGTAGACCACGTTAAGCCCCTTTCCAAAGGCGGTTCCAACGGTAATGGCAATCTGCGTGTACGCAGTGCGAGTAAAAACCGTGGGTACAAGCGCAACTCCAAAAACCAAGTTGTGTAAACGCCATGAGCAGAGCTAATAGTAGTGATATGTGGAAAGTCCCAGCGGGCGCTCAATGGATTTATGATGGTCTGTACTACAAAATAGGAAGCCATAAGTTTTTATTTATGTGGTTGGGCACAGAATGGATTAGAAGCTCTGCGGAAAAGCGCATGGTCTGCACAAAAAAGAATGACTTGAGCGAAATTAATAAAAATAAGAAGGGAGCTAAGCAATGAACAGCACTAATTTGAGAGCAATAGTACGAGGGGCTTACGACATCCAGAAGCTGCGTATACAAACGGGTAACCGGATTGTTGCCAACTTCAAAACCAAACTGGGGCAGGCTCCGGGAGAAGATGAAGACACCCTGAACGCAGAAGGGAAAATGATACTTAACAACATCCGTATGCAGTACAAAAAAATTACGGACGGGGTGAAGGATTTTCCGAAGCAAAGTAAATTTGTCGGGGATGAAATTATATCTGACTACACAGAGTTGTGTTTGATAGCACAGTACGAAGATATTTATAACCACGAAGAAGAGCACTTCAAGAAGCGCCTGAAAAACCTGTTGCAAGAATACCCTGTGTACACCGAGTTTCTGGAAAACGTAAAGGGTATAGGCCCTGCTATGGCCGGAGTGATTATCAGCGAGATTGATATTCATAAAGCCAAGTATCCGTCTTCTATATGGGCATACGCGGGGTTGGATGTCGGGCAGGATGGTAAGGGACGTAGCCGCAAAAAAGAACATCTGGTGGAGTCTACTTACACCGATAGCGACGGCGAGACGCAAACTAAAATGGGTATATCGTTTAATCCGTGGCTCAAGACTAAATTAATAGGGGTTTTGGGTAGTAGTTTTCTACGCGTCGGGGAAAACAAGTATTCTAAAATTTACTACGACTACAAAAACCGACTTGATAATTCCCCCACCCATGCGGAAAAAACCAAGAAACACAGACACAATATGGCTATACGTTATATGGTCAAGTTGTTCTTGGTAGACTTGTATGTTGCGTGGAGGACTGTAGAAGGTTTGGAAGTACATAAACCGTACCACGAAGCGAAGTTGGGCATCGTGCATACTGCGTAACGAGTCAAAGGCAACGAGTCACTGAGCAAAAGAAAACCACAGACCATGAACGAGTCATCGAGGTCAAGAAAACCAAGCGAACTAAACGAGTCAAGGCTAGGGAGAAAACCAGAAATCGGAAACGAGTCATACAAAGGAAGAAAACCAAAGTAACGAAACGAGTCACGGAGAGAGAGAGAAAACCACAGACGACGAACGAGTCATTACTAAAGAGAAAACCAGTAAAATTGAACGAGTCATGGAGAGAGAGAAAACCACAGACCATGAACGAGTCAAAGTTCGAAAGAAAACCATGAAAACTGAACGAGTCAAAGCTCGAAAGAAAACCATGAAAACTGAACGAGTCAACCGTGGGAAGAAAACCATATATCCTAAACGAGTTAAGCACAATAAGAAAACCATTGGAAATTAACGAGTCACGCAAAGAAAGAAAACCAAAATATCGAAACGAGTCAAGTATTTTAAGAAAACCATAGATATTGAACGAGTCAGGCAGAATAAGAAAACCAATTAACAACAACGAGTCATAAATCATAAGAAAACCATCATCGATTAACGAGTCAATAAATACAAGAAAACCAATAAAAATTAACGAGTCAAAAGCAATTAGAAAACCAACAAGAAATAACGAGCCGACAAATACTATAAACCCATAGTGATGCAGCGAATTACTAACTAACGAGAAATTAAACTTACAACTGGTGCGGCAAAATAAATGGAAATACTGGAAAACAAAGCTTTGCTTTTGCGCGTTCGTAATCCGGACAAAATAACACAAAGCATTAAAAAAAGTTTTGTTGTTGAGCAGAAAGACGACATCACCGAAATAGCGGTGCACTGGGGTTTAAAAGAAACGCAAGAACTAGCCAAATTAAACTTTAAGAATATACCATCACCTATTTTTAAAGATTATATTTGGACTGGAAAGCTGTTACCTTTTGAACACCAGAAAACCACCGCTAGTTTTTTAACGCTGCACAAACGAGCTTTTTGTTTTAACGAGCAAGGTACGGGGAAGACAGCCAGCGTTATATGGGCGGCGGATTATTTGATGAAATTGGGGATACTAAAAAGAGTATTGGTTATATGTCCGTTGTCCATTATGAAACCCGCATGGCAACAAGATTTGTTCAAATTTGCCATGCACAGAAGCTGTGGGATAGCCCATGGAACGGCGAGTACCCGTAAAAAAGTAATAGCTGCAAACACAGATTTTGTAATAATAAATTTTGATGGCGTAGGAGTCGTAGCAGACGAAATAAAAAATGGTGGGTTTGATTTGATTGTTGTTGACGAAGCGACGGCTTATAAATCGGCCCAGACTACAAGATGGAAGATACTCAGCAAGATTGTTGCCAATGTAGAATGGTTGTGGATGTTGACAGGCACACCAGCGGCTCAGTCCCCCATAGATGCGTTTGGCATAGCCAGACTTATAAACCCGGATAACACCCCTAGATTTTTTAATCAGTTCAGGGACCGGGTTATGTATAAGTTGTCGGCGTTTAAATGGATGCCAAAACCGGGTGCTAAAGAATACGTACACTCTATACTGCAGCCCGCAATACGATTTGAAAAAAAGGATTGTCTGGATTTACCTGATATTATTTACATGGACCGTGATGTGGGCATGACCCCGCAACAGAAAAAATACTATGAAGAGCTGAAAACAGAGTTGTTTTTGGAAGCCGCTGGGGAAGAAGTATCCGCCATAAATGCAGCCGTTAAGCTAAGTAAATTGCTCCAGATTGCTTGTGGCTCTGTGTATACCGATACGGGGGAAGTTATAGACTTTGATGCCTCAAATAGAATGGACGCAGTTGTAGAAGTGGTAGAGGAAGCGTCTCATAAAGTTCTGGTGTTCGTCCCTTTTACGCATACTATAGAGCTACTTTCCAAACGCATGGAAAAAGAAGGAATACCTTACGGGGTAATCGATGGCAGCGTGTCGGTTAATAAACGCTCTGAAATAGTTAAAAAATTTCAAGAGCAAGAAATCCCCAAAGTATTAATCATACAACCACAAACAGCTTCTCATGGACTCACGTTGACGGCAGCAGATACTATTATTTGGTATGCCCCAATAACAAGTGTAGAAACATATTTGCAAGCAAATGCGCGTATAGACCGCCCCGGACAAAAAAATAGTATGACCGTGGTGCATATAAAAGGAAGTGAGGTAGAGTCGCGGTTATACACAATGTTGCGAAATAACATCAACACTCACAATTCGTTGATTGATTTGTACAAAAAAATAATTACAGAACCGGATAAATAGTATTTGATTCTATCCAAATATAAAGTACAATAGCTACCCCGACAAAAGGAGGAACTATGAGTGACACCTCGTTAAACGCAGAAGCGTTGGCTTCTGTGTATATTAAAATACGAACCAACATAGAGGCTCTTAAAGAGCGTCATAAATCTGAACTGGAAGAACTGGAATCCCAATTTAAACTCGTAAGCGATGCGCTACTGGATTTATGCAACGCGCAAAATGCAAATACAATAAAAACTCCTGCGGGCACCATATCAAGGCTTGTAACGTCTAGGTACTGGACTAACGATTGGGATAGCATGTATCAGTTTGTAATGGATAATGAAGCCCCGTTCTTGCTGGAGAAAAGAATTAATAACGGTAACATGAAGGATTATCTGGAAGCTTTTCCGGATAAATTGCCAGTAGGATTGCAAGCAGACAGGAAGTTTTCTATTCAAGTTCGTAAACCAAACAAAAAGTGAGGATATTATGAGTAATATAGCTATTTTTAAAAACCAGAACGCAGTAACCACCACGGGTAAGCGTGAGCTGAGTGATTTGGCCAAGTCTTTGGCGAGTTCTTTGACTACCAGACGTATCCAGACCAGCATCAATGGCACGTTCAAGCGCGTTGTAAACGGTGAACAGATTGGTAATGCCGTGCGGGGGGAAATCAATGTAATCATAGTCAGCGCGTTGCCGAAAGTGTCCCGTGTGTTTTATGCTGAAAAATACGACCCGGATGGTGAAGCGACCTTACCAAACTGCTGGTCCAATCTTGGGGACAAACCTGAATCGGCAGCTGCAGACCCCCAGAGTACCAGTTGCGCTACGTGCCCTCAAAACATAAAAGGCTCAGGCGGTGGAGACCGTAGAGCATGTCGTTACCAGCGTAGAATTTCTGTGCTGGTGGAAGGTGATGATAGTGGCGACGTATATCAGTTTAACGTACCCTCAAAGTCTTTGTTTGGTAAAGGCACCGGCAACGTGCATCCGTTTGAGAGCTACATAAAGTTCCTGATTGCCAATGGGGAATCCCCGGACAACGTAGTAACCAATGTAAGCTACGACGCAAACGCAGAAGGCATGGAGCTGTTGTTTACTCCGGTGCGTAATGTAACGGACGAAGAATACGAAATGATAAAGAGCGCCCAAGCCCGTCCGGAAACCAAAGCCTACACAACGATTACGGTTGCACAGGCAGATAAGGTAACCAAGCAGCCTGAAAAAGTCGCAGCGAAGCCCGCCGCCCCCGTTGTTTCTCGTAGTGAAGAACCGGAGGAAGTAGAAGAGCCTACTCCTGCCCCTACAAAACGGGAAAAGACCAAAGCTAAACAGGAAGCTTCTAGTGAGGCGAAGCCCGCTTTAGCCGACGTACTTAGCGCATGGGGTGATGAAGGCTAATGACTATCGGG